GAGCAAGCCGCCAGTGCGCTTGTTCAGGCCGCACGCACCGAGGCGGTGAATGGTCGGCCCGAGCTGCTTGCAATTGCGACCAATGCGGCCAGGACCCCGAGCGTCTTGGTGCGGGCGGTTGCCGGGAGGTACACCACGGACCCGAATTACGGTGCCGTCGTCACGCATATCCTGACCACGCCGGGATACCTGGACACCCTGTTACGGACAATTCGAAACGTGCTTGAAGCTCCGCCGCATCATGGTGCCGGGGCATTTTGAAGCCGTGATCTGTAATCCGTGAATGCGGTAACCGTCACGGTTTGCCATTGCAACCCCACCTGATGCCCCTCTATTGTCGTCCCATTCCCCCGGTCCTTGATACCGGGGCGGGAGGCATGGATTGGCTTATTACCGACGTAACCCCGACGTTCTCGGTCTCGACCTCACCCGAGGCGTGGCCGCTGCAAGCGGTGTCTACCTCGCCAAAAACGTAGGAGCATTGCTAACCTCGTTTTTGCCTGGGGTCGCCGCGATGGTCGACAACATCCGGCCCGGCCTTAGTACCGGCGCAATGGAAACGATAGGTGCCGCGGCAATTGCCGGCTTTGTCGCGCCGATGTTGCCGATTTCGCCCCAGCACCGGGGTGACCTTGTTCTGGGATCGACGGCAATCGCGACATCCGACGTGATTGCAAGTCTCATCGGACAGGTGAACCTGCTCCAGGGCATGCCCAACTTCTCCGGCCGCGTTGGCGGAGTGATGGGTATGGGTAACGCGAAGATGAATGCGAAGTCCGCACCCGCGGCCTTGCCTGCGCCCACCGGCGGGTTTGCCAACAGTGCGACCCAGGGCTCGGGTCAGGTGGCACAAGCGCAAATGAGTACGTCCCAGCTACTGGGCGTGGGAACGATGGGATTCTAAGATGGCTAAGCGGCAGACTTTGCGTCATCCGGTCAGCATTGCATTTTCAAGCAGTGGCAGTTTCTCGCTCGACCTGAGCAACAAGCCACAGACGATTACGGGGATGTGGATCGTTGTACGACCCACGTCGATCACGTCGACGACCACCGGCTCGTACAACGACCCTTGGGACAGAATCATTCAGTCGATGACATTGTCTGGAGCCGGACACACGTACTTCCAGGCTCTCGACATGCGTAATTTCTATTTCCATCAGAGGCATTTTCTCCAGTGGTTGTCGCCAAAGCGGCCCGCTCGTCCGGCTGATAGCCTGACCACCGCCGCCGGGCCACAGTTTGGCTATTACGTCCATTTTGGAGTGTCGCCGCTTGTGTTCAACGGCGCGACCGGCCGATTGGACGAAAATCGGTGGGATTTGTCCGCCGGTATTGCCCCTTCAACGGGGGGCAATCTGACCCTTACGGGCAACTTCAACAGCGGGACGAATGTGATGGGATCGGGCGTCACGCTGAACGCCGCTAGCATTGACGTGTACCTTGATTGTGTGTTGCCAGAAGCGGGCGATCCTCTCGAAGCGTATTTGCCTCGGGCGCTACCCGCGTGGTTGCAGACTCAGCCGTCACTGTCGTCAACATCCGGCGCGTTCGGTACGTTCGAGAACGTCCCGGTTGGCTCCTTGTTGCACTCAGTCACTGCAATGACGACGGCGGGGAGCAATGCACCGCGCAGCTCCACCGTCCTTAACAGTCTGCGACTCCAGGACGTTTTGGGGTCAAACACCGTTTTTGAATACGGTCAGGGTTCAGCCGCCGCTGACTCAATCAGCGCCGAGATAATCACCCAGCAGGGCGACGGTTTTCCCCTTGTCGACGACCCGGCTGCTATCGGGACGTTCACCGTTGGTACTCAGAGTGACTCCGGCATGATCCACCTTGACGTAGCGCAGTACGCGGTTCGCGGCGATCCGATTTTCGGCCTCGACCTCCGACGCGTTGGAACCGGCGCGGTGCAAATCCAGTACGGCGTCGCAACCACCACCAACGCCGCCCTTCAGTTTTTTTACCGAAGGTACGATTACAACATGGCGCACCCATCCAACGCCGGGCGGTAAGGTGTGGCACGGCCGGGGGGTGCGGATGAATAGTCCGCGCCCCCCGTTTGTGTTATCAATGCGAGGGAGGGCCGACCATTGGCACCATCAGATATAACGCCTCTTGCATTGCAATACAAGGGGCGTCCGGTTCAGGCGTTCCAGGTTCCTACCAGCGTGGCGTCGACCTCCACGAACCTCGTAGATGTTCAGGCGTACAACGCGCTTCACATAGACGCGTACGTTCTTGCCAACGCGTGCAGCTTTGATCTGATCATCGAAGGCTCTAATAGCGCGAGCGGCGTCTACATGACGGTCGCCGACACAAGCGCGACCAAGGCCGGCATTACGGCAAACACGACCTACAACGTTCTTGTGGGCGCTGCATTTGCCCGCGCCCGAGTAGCCAACATATCAGGCACGTTTGCGCCCGGCCAGGGCATACAGGTCTATTTGACGCCGTATATTGCCGGTGGTACCAACACCATCAACACGGTGAATTACGCCAATGAAAACCTCGTATCTGTCAACGGTTCTACAATTAGCCTGGGGCAAACGGTTGCTGCGTCATCTTTGCCAGTCACGATAGCCTCGAATCAGGGCACAGTGCCGGTCAACCTTGGTCAGGTCGGCGCGGCCTCCATTGCACTCGGGTCGGCAATTGCAGCTAATTCGGTTCCGGTCGTCATTGCCAGCAACCAAAACGCGGTACCTGTCACGGTGCCCGTTGGTCAGGCGATGATGGCTTCCAGCACGCCGGTCGTGATTGCATCCAACCAAACAGCGGTGCCGGTTTACACGAGTACCACAACGTCCGCGACCTCAAGCGTTGCAGTGGCGCAGGCGTCCACCCAATTGCTGGCCGCAAACGCGAACAGACGCGGCGCCACGATCTACAACGATGCGACGGCGCACGCGCATATCAAGTTAGGGGCTACCGCGACGCTGTCGGATTTCACGGTCGTCCTTCAGAACATCGTCAATAATGTGGGCGGGTACTACGAAGTGCCCGCGGGATATACGGGCATAGTGTCGGCTTATCTCGGCACGGCCGGTACCGGCAATTGGCGCATAACGGAGCTGACGTAATGCCGATCTACAACCCAGTACGGGTTGGGGGGCGTACCCCCACGTTGATCAGCACGGTGACGGTATCCACGGCTGTTGCAAACGTCACGTTTTCGTCACTATCGGCGGCCTATCTCGATTTATACGTACGGTTCAATGTTGCCGGTAGCGACGCCGCTACCCAGTATTTTCGGATGCAATTCAACGGCGACACGGGTACTACCTACGGTTCCACCGAACTGAGCTGGGGATCGCTGAACAACGCGAACCACTACAACGGCCTCACGTACATCATTTGCGGAAAGCAGACGCCTTCGGCCGTCTCATGGTCTAGGTCGTCCGGCGATCTGTGGATTTACGACTACACATCAACCACCTACGACAAGATTGTTCAAGGCTCCATGTACCTGCAACCGTTTACCGCTCCAACACGGACAAACGACGGCGAGCGTTGGCTCATCTCCGGCAAATGGGGACCAAGTACGCCCGCGGCTATCACGTCGGTCGTGTTCACACCAACGACCGGCAATTTTGTTGCCGGTACCGTTGTGTCTCTGTATGGAGTGTCCGCGTAATGCCTGCACCGAACATCACTGATTACGTGCCGAGCTGGTACCACGTCCTTGATTACGGAGCGTCCGGCAAAGGCAATTACGACGACCGACCCGGCATTCAGAAGGCGATGCAGCAGGCTTCTGACGGGGGCGGCGGGTTGGTGGTTGTCCCGGCGGGAACGTACCGCCTCGATGCTTCGCTTTCCTGGACGGGCCTAACCAACGTCTGCATCTGGTTAAGTGTGGGTAGCAGCCTCACCGGGAGCGGGTCGCTTCCATCCGCAACTGGCCTGAATAATTCGATTTTTGACTTTCGCAGTGGCACGCCGTCGGGAGGCACGGTATCGGCCGCTTTCCCGTTGGCAACAGATGCACTACCCAACCCGACAATCAGCCTGCCGCCGGCCAACGCAATCACGCAGAGCAATACGGTGACCGGCACGGCGATCATTGCGTCCGGGTTGCTTGGGGCACGAGCTGGCGGCCGGTACGTAGGGACAACAGAAAACGGGGCGCCTACGGTAGGGGATTTCCTGACGGGCGATTACGTGATTGATCAGACTGGTTCGCTCTGGGTCTGTACGTTGGGAGGTACTCAAGGAACATGGGTGCAACTCGCAGCCAATCAATACCCAGGACCCGCGGTTACCGGCGTCTCGGCCAGCACGCAACTGCTATCGACCGGCGGTACGACTCCTGACATATCACTCGACTCGACAGCCGCAATTGTCCAAACGAACCAAATCGGCGGGACCAATATCACCATCACCGGCCTGCCTGGGGCGACGGCTGGAGCGCGGCTGATCGGCGCGACTGTCAACGGTGCGCCCGTCTCGGGCACATGGCTGAAGGGTGACCTCAACATAGATCAAAGTGGGTCGCTGTGGATATGTACGCTGGCCGGCACCGCCCCCTCCGCAACATGGATACAACTCGCGGCGAACACCATTGTCGGATCTCCGGTAACCGGCGTATCGGCTAGTGCGCCGTTGACCTCGACGGGTGGCACAACTCCGGTTATTGCGTTGCCAACCAACGGCGTGATAGCGCAGACCGTACCCATCACTGCGACGGCGTTGTCAGCTTCAGGGCTAACCGGTAGCACCGCCGGTGGAAGGTTTGTAGGCGCGACGACCAACGGCGCCCCTACATCAGGTACGTACCTTGCCGGGGATTATGTTGTTGCCAAGACAGGGTCGTTCTGGATTTGCACTGTTGCGGGGACTCCGGGCACATGGGTGCAGATGCAAGGCAACACAATCGTCGGAAGCCCAGTCACGGGAGTGGCGGGAGTCACTCCAATTGTTTCTTCCGGCGGTGTGACCCCATCCATATCGTGGGATTCAACCTACGCGATTAATCAAAGCAACTCGATTACGGGTACGTGGCTAAAACCCTCGGGCGTCGGCTCCGCAACAGCAGCAACAAGGTTTGTTGGTGGGACGGCATCAGTAGCTCCTACATCAGGCACGTTTCAGGTCGGGGATTACGTCGTCACGCAGAACGCAAAGATTTTTGTTTGCATCACGGCCGGGACTCCAGGCACATGGTCGCAGATCGTAGGCGCTGCGGCGCCCACTACGGCTACGTGGGTACGCATCGCGACCGTGACGGTCGCCACGAACGGAACGAATTCGTTGGCCTTTGGCGGCGACGGAACTCTCTATAACTACCTCGACTTGCGAGTCACAGGGTTGCTACAAACGGTGGCAACCCAACCAAACCCACAATACATGAGAGTCACGATGTTGTTCGGAGGCGCCTATCACCTAAACGACAATTGGGTGCATTGCCACTACCAAAGCGGCACAACTTTGTATGAGAACAACACGAATAGCTCATCAGGGTCACAGTTTCCCAACGTGGCATTTTTTGGCCCAGCTTCGCAGACGCGATACATGGCATTTGAGTTGATCATTCCCAACACCAATGCCCGAACTGGCCCATACATGGCGATTTGCAACTTTGGCTCGCACTCGGGCAATAACACCGGCCCGCAGTACACCGGGAGGTCGGTGGCATATGGCGCAACCGCAACATCTCCCTATTTGTCAACGGTGACGCTTGGCATGACCGACGCCAACGGATACGCTGCCGGATCGTGGGCAACGCTATGGGGACAGAGAGCATGACAGACATAACAGAAGACCGACCGATTCTGTACGTTGCCGAGGCGGATGCCAACACGGGCGAAACTATCACACGCCCGTACACCGCAGAGGAAGCCGCGCAATATTGGAGAGAGCGCGAGCTTGAGGCTGCGAATCCTCCAATCAGTGCCACACATGACCCGTTGGAGGAGTTACGCGCACAAATTAATGAGCTGCAAGCGCTCGTAGCTTCGTTGACAAAAGGGGTGCAGACGGCACCATGACCGCCGACCGACGCAGGTGGGAACCGATAGCGGTACAAGCTGCAAACAGTGCGGGCGTCGATCCTGCGCTATTTGTCGCAATGATCGAAGTAGAAAGCGGCTTCGACCCAGACGCGCAGAGTGGCGCGGGAGCCATCGGGATAGCGCAAATTGTCCCCAGATGGCACCCTGGAGTCGATGTTCGCGACCCATACGCGAGCCTGCAATACGCGGCCCGGCTGCTGTCGTCCCATTTGCAAACGTTTGGAAGCGAGCGCCTCGCGTTGGCCGCTTACAACGCAGGTGCCGGGGCGGTTCATTCCGTTGGTGACCAGGTTCCTGACAACGGCGAAACCCCCAGGTATGTGGAAAAGATCCTGAGTCTCCGCGGTAATACGTCAGCACTGGCGCAACCGGCCACCGAACCCGCGACGCCGGCAAGAGGTGAAGCCGGGCCTCGAATTGTGATGCCTAACCCGGCCGTTGCAGTCGTAGCGGCCTTGAGCAACCCGGACCCGCAGAACAGGCGGAATATCGCGCTCATAGCGGCCGCGTTGGTGGGCCTGCTTGTCGTTACGGTTGTGATCGACCAATGAACCGTCATCCAGTCCTGACAGCAGCAGCCGTGTTTGTGGCGTTGGTTATCGCCTCGCGTTTGTTCTCCAAACCTGCCGGGAGCAGTGCGCTTAGTGCCGCGTTGGGCAACCCGTCCGGCAGTGTGCCGTACGCAATTGGTGCGCGTGCGATGGGGCCGGTCGGAGGAATGTTCTGATGGCAAACGGAATAGCCGACCTTATTCCGGGGTGGCGAATCCTGACCGATTACGGTGCTGACGCAACCGGCAATAGCGACGCTGCACCCGCGTTCTCGGCTGCAATTGCCAGCGTGCCGAACGGGGGCACAATTGTAATCCCGACCGGGACATTCCGGCTGGATACCGCGCCCGATTGGACGACAGCTACGAATGTCCTCGTGTGGGTGGCCGGGGGGGCGATCCTCGCCGGCCAGTTTCAGGGACTAGCCTTGACCGGTGCTGGTAATCGCGTTGTGAGGTGGAACGGCACCGCCACACCGTTGTCAACCGACAATGTGGGTACGGTCCTGGGAAGCGTGTTTCCCAACCCAGTGAGCAGCTACGCAGACGGTAGTCGGGTTGTGTTCCCCTTGTTTAGCGGTCAAGCCAGAATAAGCGCGAGGTACAACGCCGCGGACGTATCGGTAATCGTCAACGGCCTGACCTTGGAACCATACGTAGCACAAGTCGCGTTGCCCTGGATGAGTGTTGTCGATCAAGCCGGACAATTTCGGACCGTGGCCCCAATGGGGGAAACGCAACCGCAGGCGTCGGTGCTGCTGTACCGCCCGCCGGCCAGCGGGTCACGCATCGCGGTCCGACTGCCCAATAGCTCGACGATGACTACCGCCTCAACGCAAAAATATCCCTACACTTCACAAACGATCACACTCGGAGATTAAAGTGGCAAAGCATGTAATTCTGGAGGCGTACACCTTTACCCCTGCGACAAACACGGTGGTAGTGACCGGAAAGGCGATCAGACCGGAGCAATTGCTACTGATTACCAATGTGACGCGGGGAACGGTCCTGTTTAACTTCAGCGACGCTAGCCTCGGGGCAACCGTGACTCGCGCCAGTGTGGCCGGTAATGAGACGACCACGATTGTCCTGACGGGATACAGCACGTCCGCGATGCTGGCAACCGACAAGCTTGCGATCCTGGTCGAGGAAACGTACCAAGAGGTGACGCCCGCCGAATCGTTTTTCGATCCTGTCGGCAAAGAGCGCACATCGCAACCGCAGGCGCTCATAGACACCGATTTTGAATACGGCACGCAACCCACCAAGTGGGAATCCTTGTCGTTGCTGGCAAACCGCCCGAGCGCGTACTACGACGCGACCCAGCCGATAAACGGCTCGCTCTCAGGTATCACGCTTAATACGATGAGCTTCACGACGGCAAACAGTCAGACGACTGTGACGCTCGTATTTTCGGCCACCGTTGCCTCGTTGTTGTCGGTCGGTCAGCCGTTTTTCGTGATTGGGTCGTTGGACCCGGCCTGTGACGGGTGGCAATTGGTGGACACTGTTTCCACAACGACCGTCACATACAAACTGGTCGGGTCGCCAACGGTCGCTAGTCCGGTGCTTGATGCGGCAAAAACGTACGTATTTGCAGGATCGTGGTATTCCGGCGCCGCTTTGCCGCTTGCCAGTTCGGGCGCTGTCGCGGCACTTACAACGTCAACCATGCAGGTTTACACTGCGCAGGTGCACGGACTGGTCGTCGGAGATCACGTATTTATAACCGGGACAAGCGGCGCGACTGGCACTACGTGCAACGGCCCTTGGGTTGTGTCGAGCATCGAAAGTAGCAGCCAAATACGCATCACAACAAACGGCGCGGGAACAGTGCTGACGGCCGGTACTGCAACGCTAACCGGCCTTGGGGTGACGCTCTATCCTCGGAATCCAGGGTATGTCACTCATCGCGCGTTTGATGGCGGCGTGCAATTCACCAACCAAATCCCCGCGCACGGTTACCAGACCATCCGACAAACCCGCCGGTATTTTCGGTACCAATCTGGCAAGGGCGTTCAATGGTCAACCGGGTCTATTCTTAAGCCCGCCCTGAACGTTGACACGATAACGGCCGGAGGCACGACGGTCGGATCAACAATCACAATCGCGTGCAAATACCCCCACGGGTTGGCGCCTGGCTCAGCGTCGCAGATCGTCATCAGCGGCGTGAACGAAGCTGGATACAACGGGACGTATGCGGTCGCGACAACCCCAAGCATCACAAGCCTGACCGTTCTTGCAACACAGACGCTTGCTAGCACGACGGCAACCGCCAACGCGGTAACCGGGTCGTTCCAAGTGTCCCCCGGCAATTGGTACGGATCAAAGAACCGCCTGGGAATGTTCGACAGTCAAAATGGTTTCTACTTTGAACACGACGGACAAGCGTTGTACGCCGTAAAGCGGTCTAGTACCTCGCAGTTGAGTGGCACGGGGGCCGTCGATGTGTCGGCAAATCCCAGCCAAATCAATGGGACCACGACGCAATTCGCCGCCCAACTGGTGCCCGGTGATTACGTGGTCATTAGAGGCACGTCGTATCTGGTCACACAAATCCTGTCCAATACGGCGATGATTGTCTCGCCAAATTACCGGGGCGCGACCATCTCCAACGTCGCCAGTAATCTTGTGATATCCAAGACGGTGGATACCAAATACGCTCAATCGGCGTGGAATATTGACCGATGCGACGGTACCGGCGCGTCCGGCCTGAACATCGACCTAGCCAAAATGCAGATGTTTTACGCTGACTACAGCTGGTACGGCGCCGGAGCAATTCGGTTCGGATTCCGCAACAATCGCGGTGAAATCATTTACGCCCACAGGATCGCAAATAACAACGTCAACACCGAGGCGTACATGCGGTCGGGGAATCTCCCCGCGCGGTACGAAACATCGACGCAAGCGCCGTATACGACGCTTGTATCAACGTTGGCAAGTAGCGCGGTGGGAGGTGCAACGTTCACCCTTGCGGACGGTTCGCAGTTCCCTTCCTCCGGTACCGTCCTAGTGTCATCCAGTGCGGGAGGCAGTGGCGGAGCAAATGCGTCGGTCGAGTACATCAGCTATTCGGCAAAAACAAGTACCGCGCCTTGGGTGTTCACGATTAACGCACGCAATACCATCGGTGTGTCAACGAGCGCCCAAACTTGGACGTATTCTGCGACCGCGCCGATTAGCGTGGCTTTGCACTCGCCGTCCCAGGCCAGCACGATCTCGCATTGGGGTAGCTCCGTCATCATGGACGGCCGGTACGACGACGACAAAAGTCTCGTATTCAATACCGGCCTTACATCCGCCGCCAATTGGATCACGACGGCAACCCGTAGGCCGCTGTTGTCCTTGCGTATCGCTCCATCGGTGGACAACGGATTTACCGGGTCGACGTTGGGCGCTCGCGAAGTGGTCAATCGGATGCAGTTGGTCCTGCGCCAAATGGATGGGTACACGTCGGGGTCAGCGTTCAAGATTGACCTCATTTTGAACGGTTTGGTAAGCGCGGGCACATGGGTGAACGTTGGCGGATCAAGCCTCGCGCAGTACGTCCTGCACACCACCGGGAACGAAACAATCAGCGGCGGAGAAAACGTATTTACGTTTTTCACCAATCTCGGGGGCGTCACCCAGCAAGAGCTACAGCTCGTGCGGGACTTGGGTAATTGCATCCTCGGGGGCGGGTCTACCGCTGTCGGGGTGCGGTATCCCGATGGCCCGGACATCATCACGATGTGCGCCACGCCGGTCACGTACACCTACCTGAACAGCACTGGAAACGGCACGTTCACGCAGACCACCAACGTGGTGACGTTTTCCAACACGATCCTGACCCAGGCGATGGTCGGCTCCACGATCCTGTTGGGTACACCAGCATCCACTACTGGAAGCGCCGGAATCATCCAAGCTGTGCAATCGTCAACCGTTGCAACGGTGTCGGTTTCCCAAACCCTGGGAAGTCAAAGCAACTGGTACATCTCCAATCTCGCCTCCGTGATTGGGCGCATATCTTGGACCGAGGCACAAGCCTAATGGCACGGAATAATCAGGTGTGGCTGTCAGTAGTCGCGGGGGTTGTCGTGTGGTTGTGGTCGCCTTACGGCACGCCCACGCGACACCGACTCCTGGCCTCCATCAATCGGTAGGGTAATTGATAATGGCTCAATATAAAGTGCCTTTGCCCGTACAGGTCGCAGGCCTTGCAGCACTCTACTATTATTGGGATCGCCCGGGGTTCGACTCGGCCATGAGAGGGATTGGATCATTGTTTTCCCCTAACCGGGGAAAGCCAATAGGCGCCGATGGAAAAATTTCCAATCCCAGCTTGAGTACCGGCGCCACGGTTCCCGGCCTTGTGCCGCTCGGGCCAGGTGCTGGACGGTACCAACCGGCCACTGATTACTCGTGGTTATCCAACCCGGCCGCGTACGGTCCGTATGGGTACCCACCATACAACGGCGTCCCGACAGGCGCCCCGAACGTGCCCCCAGCGGCCCGACGACCAGCTCCCCCATCGAGCCGCGTCGGCACCGACCCGGCTACCGGACAACCCGCGAGCGGTACGCCACGGTCTCCCGTTGCCCCTCCGATTGCCGGGTTGCCGCCGGCAAACATCCGCGATCCTTATCTCGAACAGTTTCCTCGCGTCACTAATGATCAGTACGGCGGGTCGTACAACCCGTGGGCCGGGTCAGCCACCCAATATCTGAACGAAAATCAGCAACCCACCAATAATTACGACTTCGCGTCCACTCTGCCATCCGGGTCTGCGACGCAATACGTGACCGAGCAGTACCAGCCGATTGTGCAGGAAACGTCATCGCCTCCGTCACAATCGAGTTACTCGGGCGGTGATGGATACGCTAGCAATAACCAATCTGTCAGTTACGACTACACGCCCCCGGAATACACGCCGCCAGAGGCTCCGGCATATGAACCCGTTGCTCCTCCGGCGGAGGATTACGGGGGCGGGTACAACCCATACGACCAAGGACAACCCGCCGAGGACTACGGTGGCGGCGACAACCCCTATCTAAACGAAAACATTTACAGCAACCGAGGGGAATGACGTGGCACTAACCGCGCAACAACTACGCGAGTTACTCGCCCAAAATCCACAAGCGGACGGGATAGACCCGGACACCGGCACGGTGGTATTTGCGTCGCAATTGGTCGGAGACCATTACGTCCCAGGTGTGGGCGCCCGCGCCCGTATCGGGGCGCAAAACGCAAGGACCGCACCAGGAGCTATACACCGTAGCCACATTGCGAAACGGTGGCACCTCGGCCTGCCGTCGATGGGAGTCTAGCGGTGCCAATCTGGGAAAAAATCAGCGAAAGCACGAGCCTGACCGATGTGCCGACCCTGCCGGAGATGGAAGTGGGCCGCGCGTACAAGATGGTGATCGAACTGGTTGCCGGCTGTCCCGATTGGGTCTATTCCGCGCTGATCAGCGGAATGTCATCAGTGTTGTGGCCGTTACCGTATCGCACATCGGTAACACGCGAAAACAACAGCATTGCAATCATTGTGATCGGAAAATAAACGGATGCCGGTCCTGTACGTGATTGCATTGGGAATCCTGGGAGTGTTCACGGCACTCGGATTAGGGCTATATTTTGTCAAAGTGGCCTGGTACGCAGACGGCGAAACTGTCGCCAAGGCAATCGGCGCAGCTCCTGCAAGTAGTGCCACGGGTGGCCTCACAGGCGGCGCATTGTTGCTAATCGGCGCCGTAGCCCTTGCGGCCGTCGTGCTATCAGAGGATTAACTTGTGAATTATCGACCGTACAAAACCCGCCGTAACCCGATTACTAACTCGATTCCAATTAAACCGATCTTGTACGTCGGTGGGGCATGGGTGCTATTCAAAATGGCCCAGGGTGGCGCGTTTGGGTTGCCGTTGCAATCGCTTACGCAAGGACTCGGCGCGGCCGGAGGATTGGTATCGAAAGCAACCACCGACACGCTCGGCGCCGTTTATAACCCGCGTCCGGTAATTACTACGCCGGGAGGCATCCCGGCGGGACCGGCATCAGGCGGTGCAACGGCAACAGGCGCCGGGCGCTTGTCACCGCCCCCGGCGGGTACGTCGGTGGACCTGGCCGCTTACGATCCAGCCGCGGGTGGGTTTGCGTGGGACGGTGACAAGGTGTACACGATTGCAGAGCATATGGTGATTGCAAACGCCAAAACGCCCGTAGAAGCGGCGGCGGCGGCCAAACTCTGGTACGCCAACAACGGATAACAACAATGCGACGCGACTACGATCCTGATGTGGTGTGGTTAACGTCCATCCTGCGACGCAATCCGACAAACGAACACGCCGAGGCCGCGGTAAATGGCTTGATTGCCAGGCACGGCCGGAATCACGTGCATCGGTTGCTAGCGATTGAGTACGAGAGGGCGGACGGCACACGTTGGCGACACGAGGCAGGTGATCGAGGGGAAGGCGTCGCCCCGGAAAAGCGCCCCGAGTGGGTTGTGGTGGAGGATGGAGCGGCGCCAACGTTTCACGGCCCGATGCGATGGGAAGAAGGCAGGGGATTAGTCGGCTGATGGCACGCGGTGGAGCTTCGACGTTAATTTTGCTGGCCGCCCTGGGAGGCGGTGGGTTGTGGGCGTACACCAAATACGGCGCGTCCTTGGGTCTGACAGGCCCAGCCGACCCTACCAAACCGCCCGGTTCAGCGGGTGGCCCGGCCGGTCCTCCTCGCCCGCCCGGTGGTTCGCCCCGTGCGTCGGGCGGTGCTGGCGGTGCTGGCGGTGCTGGCGGTGCGTCGGGTGGGTCTGGCGGTGCTGGCGGTGGGTCTGGCGGTGCTGGCGGTGCGTCGGGTGGGTCTGGCGGTACGTCGGGTGGGTCGTACGGTTCTCCGTCTGACCCGGACTACGACCCAGCTCTCGACCCGACCAGAAACCGCCTCCCGACCGGCGCGGACCTAACATCCGCGTGGGTTGACCTCGGAGTCGGTGGCGTCGCGCCGGGACTTGCATGGAGCAGCGCCGATAACCTGGTTTACAACATCGACGGCGCGGTAATGATAGGTGGGCCGTTTTCCACGGTTTGGGAAGCTCAATCATTTGGCCGGTCGTGGCTGGGCTTGGGCGATTGGTCGCCGGGAGTTGAGTGATGAACAATCAGACATGGAAACAGTTTTCCACAAACGTCCTGCGCTCATTGCCAAAAAATGCCAGTTTTGCCGACCGAGGGCGCGCGCTGCGAGCGGCGTCGAAGATGTGGCACATGGATCACGCTAGCCGACACTCGCGCGTAAAGGTACGACGCAATCCAATCGGTTACGGTAATTGGCGCGAGCCATCCGCCTCACCGGGCGGTATCAGTCAGTCGACTTTGCTGTACGCCTTGGGCGCAGTGGCAGTGTATTTCTTAGTGGTTCGTGGCACCGCGCATACGTGGATGCCGAGCGCGTTGCAAGGACAGAAGTAGGCTATGGCCCGGCGCACCCGCTATCGACGCAATCCAGGGCAATCTTCCAGCAAGATGCTGTGGGGCGCTCTCGCGGCCGTTGCCGCTGTGAGCTATCTGCAAAAACACAACCGCAACCAACGACTCGCCAAGGCACAACCGGCGTACACGACCCCTACCGTCACGCCGGGACCGCAGGTACCCCCGACGCCACCCGTTGAGATGGTTGCGCGGTGGACACAAGCACAAGCGCCCGGTTATGCCGGTGTGCCCTACGGGTCACCCGTGTGGAACGGTCAGAACTGGGAACAGCCTGAATGAGCGGGTCGCTCGCGCATTTGTCGAGATTGCTGGCCGCGGCCCAAATGGCACCCGCGGCCCTTGCAGCGACATCGGGCAACCGACTGGCCGCTGATCGCCTCGTGCGCGAACTCGGACCCCAGGCCGCTTCCATTTTGTTGGGCGCCGAGGGGGCGACTCTGTTTAATAGTGCCGTCAGCTTCGCCGACGCACGCGGATGGACCAATCCACAGCAGCCGCAGGGACACGGTCACGCCATCGCGCACGCGGGAGGATGTACCGCGTGCGCCTCGTGGTACGACCCTGCCGGAGAGCGCCGTGTGGTGCGGGATATCACCGGGTTAGATGGTGGTCTCGTGTTTGTCCTTGGCCTTCGCAAAACGGGTAAAACCGCATTAGCCGCCCGATTGTGCGAGTTGTGGGACCGACGCACGTATGCCTGGGGAATCAGTCAGGACAAACTCCCGGATCATTGGCGCGAGTTGCGGGTGCCAGTCGAGCAAAAGCCGACGCGCACCAAACGACGCGAGGTAATCGACCACGACGACACCGACGCGGACGACGACACCGACGACCTTGACAGCCGCCCCCGCGATTGGTTGGAACAGGCGCTACCTCAACGGTCGTCATTGATTGTTGATGACGCCGGCATAGTCCTGGACTCGGCATCATCAGGCGGTGGCGCAGTGAAGGCGTTCAAGCATCTTGTTCAAATAATCCGCCACCTCAACATCAACGCCGTGGTAAACGTCCAATATGCAGCGGCCGTAACCAAGTACGCGCTGGACGCTGATGCGATTTTCCTCAAACCGCCGCCGATGATGTACGAGGCGATTGAGAGGCCCGAAATGCTCCCCTTCATAGCGGAAGCAGGCCCGTTGTGGGCCGCGTTGAGTGACGCGCAAAGGAAAACGCACGCGTGGGTGATCAGCAGCGAGTACCGCGGCCCCGTGCATATTAGTCTGCCCAGTTTCTGGACTGACGATCTGTCCTACAACAAGCGAAGGTAGCAACGCAATGATCCGACGCGAAAATAACCTGACGGCTTGGACCGTCCTTGCAGTGACCGGGACCGCCCAGGCGTTTTCGGGTCTCGGCGCATCCTTGCCTATGATTAGGGCCGAAGCCCAGGACCCGGCTGGATGCGAGCGGATGCGGGCCGGGTACCGGCCGGCGGCCGCGTTGGCATTTGGCGCGGCTGGCGCCCTGTCATACCTGTCCGGTTCGTGGGTACCGCTTCTCGCCAGTGTCGCGACTGGATACGCGTTCATGACTGTTTCGGAGCGTGCGATGCCGAGCCACATGCAACGCGAGCCGGTGATTACGTTATTGGGTGGCCGAAGCCTGACATCGGACATTGCTGACCTTGGGTTAACCCGGCCCTATCAAGCGGCACCGACTCCGACGCTCGAAGCCGCGCCACGGTACGCGTCTCCCAAACCCGTCGGCGGTGGTACGTCAATCCAGTTTTCCGGTAGCGGCCAGATGCAGGTGTTTTGATGGATAACAAACTAGTCGCACTAGCGGCTCTCGGAGGAGCCTACTGGTGGATGACACGCAAACGACGCAACCCGCGCCCAATGCGACGTAATCCGGTGGACAAGGACGAGGTATCGTACCTGCGCCAAAGCCTAGCCAGCCACATTAAATTGATGGAACGGGCAAGGAAAGAAAATAATGTAACTCAACTCCATTTTCTTGAGTCTTGGAAACCATACTGGGAGGCTCAACTAGCACAAGCGTTGCAACGTAATCCGGTCGTTCGCGCCAAAAACCTGGACAAGGCGGAAGAGAAGGTTCGCAAGCTGGCCGACGCTGCGCGTGGCTCGATGGCATCCCCGCAATCGAAAGCGGCGTACCGTCGGGCGCTCGACGAGCTGATGCAAACAAGGATCGACGCCGGCACACAAGGGACGCTGTTTGATATCGCGCCGCGACAAACGACCCAGCGCGGTTTGCCGGGACTGTTTGACAACCCGATGACCGCAGACCCAGAGCGCCAGTACCGTGACGCGGCGCGGTACAGCAGTCCGAAGGAATTACTGACCGGAAGCCTTGACGAGGAGTCACGGTTAAAGCTGTATGCATCCGCACCGCCCGAAGTATCGGAAAAACTGATGCAGGTGCATGCAATCAGCAAGAGACGGTACCAATTGCAGGCCGAGTTTGAGCGCATACGAGGTGATCCACGACGCCAGGCGGCCGTCAAACGAGACATACAGGCGCTCAATAAAGAGGCTAAGAAGTACCCGCGCCTCGAAGACCTCTACCAGCAATGGGACGTATTGACACGGTGAACCCTTTCGGACTGGCCGTCCTGGGCGGTGCGTTGTGGTGGTTGTCCCGTTTGAACCGTAATCCCTACGGTGACGACGGCGGGTACATCGGTGGTATCGACGGCAAAAGCAGCGCGGTGATGCGCAGACTTGCAAACATGGCCGGGTACACACGTTCGGTGCAGGCGTCGATCAGACGCGAGGCGAAAGCCAAGGCGGACGCAGCCGCCCGTGAAATTGATGAGCGGGAAAACTATCAGCCTGTTGGCCTAGAACCAATTGAATGGAAGCCGAACGACTTCATGATGGTGCCGGCCGGCGGGAACAAGTTTCGGCGCATACCGCTACGCGGGTCTGAGACTCCCCAGGACGACGGACGTGAACGGTACGGCCTTGGAGACGGCCGGTATCAGGACGCACGCACGCGAGACTATCAGCGCGATGTGGCGGTGACGCGTACCGAAGCGAACGCATTGCGGGCAAAGGAGCGTGAACTAAAAGCCGCCGCCCGGGGCATCGGCCAGGACTCGCGCCGTTTGTACCTCGACAATTTGGAATACACCGTGAAGGAACTGGGCGGCAACCGCGATAAAGTGGCAGCGTTCCTACCGCCCGACCGGCGCAAGTGGGTTGAACAAACGATAGAGATTACTGGTGAGTACCTGGGCGATGATGCCGACGGGATGCCAGTATTCAGTGACAGCCGCATCAAACGGCAGAAACGCGCGGTAACTTACGATCCTCGTACCGGGGTGCCGGTCGGGTTGCACACGGGGGTATGGGGCGCTGCGTTCGATAGATACCTCGACGCTCAACGATCACGGTGGGCGCGCGTCCTGCAAAACGATCCTAGCCGCAAAGATGAGGCCACATACTATCTGGACGTGATCAAACATCACGAAACCGTGAAACGTTCGGCACGCGCCGGGACAAGTGAGGAAGAAAAAATCCTTCGCGGAATTGTCAAACGTCGTGCCGACCTTGACGCCAAAGCGGCGAAACTTACATCCGAATTGCAAGCCGCTCGGAGACCGAGACGCCAAGCGGCCAAGGAACGACGGAAATGATTGCCGCGCCGGCACTCATACTTGCAGCGGCGTGGTACTGGCTATCGCGGCCGGGCCGTAATCCAAAGGGTGCTGGATTCAGGGACAAGTCTGGCAAGTTTCATCCCATTCGTAACTCCGAATACTACCAGCCGTCGCTACTCGACGAACCAGAAGAACCGCGACCCGCTGCACCTACCGGCCCCGCTGCACCTGCGCCGGCGAAGCCGCGTATTGTCGAGGGACCATCACCGATTGCCGTGGAACCGCCAAAGAGTGGCCCGGAACCGTCCGGCTTATATTGGCCGTTTGCAAAGTTTGACAGGGCACGGCAGGAATGGCGTTTGGTGTTCCCCAAGGCCGCACGCTTGCAATCCAGGATAGATTTGCTGAATGCGGTTGAGCAGGTGGAAAAGTTTCAAGCGCAAGTGGAGGAAGGCCAGGCCGACCTAAATCAAGATCAGTGGCGGGCATATACGCACCTTCGCAAACTGTTTAGCAAAATGTCTGAGTTTATCTACGAGCGTGACAAGGCGCTGGAGATTCTGCGAGCAATCGACATTGACACCGAGGGCGACGATAAAGGCATGGGGCCGCGTGCGCAGCAAGCTATCTATGAGCGCACCCAAGAGATGAGTCGTATTGCGGCGCTGATCGGAGCGCCCGCCGGCACGGTGCCGATACGTAGCGACATCACCAACGAAGAGCAAGAACGCGACTCGTGGCAGGTTTGGGGCGACAATCAAGCCACAACCATCCGAACGAAAAAGCGCCAACTTGACGACATGATCAAGGAAAGGGTGCAGAGGCAGTTTATCGAGGCATCACGATTGCGTCAGGAACAGCAGAGGGCCGAGCTAGCCGCGATAAAAGCAGCGAACGAAGCACGCATGCACGCACAGCGGGCGATGGCGGCCGAGTTGGGCCTCGATGAGCGTTTATCGGAGATTGCGGACGCCCTCCACCCAAGCCTTGACGCTGACGCCAAGAAACTATCTGCCGCGCTGCTAGCGGCTGATGCGGCTGGTGACGAAACCGCCGCCTACCATCTTATAAACACTGACGCGCTAAAACTGGTGAAACGATCAGTAGCGGCGTGGAAGAAGGACGGGATCACTGATATGTCCCGCACCGGCCAAGCCGAGCTAGCGAAGGCAGTTGCCAAATTGGAAGTGTCTGCACAAGTCTCCCTGAGCGGTGCGGATTTTCTGGCCGCTGTAGATCGCGGCAGCCGAAACGGGCTTCAGGGTTTGAACTTCTACGCAACTGCGCGAGTGTTTACCGCCGGCAACAAAATCAATGTCGAATCGACTGACGGTATCGCGTTGTCGCGTGGTAGCGCGATTGCCGCGATTATCCATGCGTTGGACGTGATCGTACCGGGCAAGCAGCTTGCCGTTGTCGCGCGTGCGATGGGTAAGGTTCCAGTCATCGGTTTGTCCGTCGCCAAAATCGGCACAAAGGACTCGCTGATTCTGACCGATTCCAACGGACGCCGCGAGGTAATCACGGCGGAGGATATCGTTTTCCCATCCAAAGCACTCGATACCGTGATTAAACAATCGACGGACTGGCGTTCGTCGGTGGATAGCGACGCCCTTGGTAAAGCGATCAAAAAGTGGGCGCCCATTTTCAAGGATGCAGGACGCGATACCGCCGCGATTGCTTTAACTCCTACGAATGGTGGCGTGCGCGTGGTACCGCTCAAGAAGGTGCTGGTGCAGTCGGCAGTCTATGGCCGGTTTGGCACTCTGGAAACGCCGGCGCGATTTACTTTAGCGCCCGTGCGCGACCAGGCGGAGGTGTTTGCAGCCTCTACTACGGGTACCGGAAGCACGATGACTTTCAGCGTTGCTAGAGTGCTTGACGCGATAAAAGGGATTCGCGGGAAGCTGAAAATATCTGCCGGAAAAAGTAACGAGGCTCCCCTGAAGTTTGAAAGTGTGGACGGCAATTCCGTTACGGTGCTGATGCCGATGTTCGGTACCCCGGACGACTATTACGAGCCTAAAGGATCAGGGTAATGGGACTACCCAAACGATCACGAGTAACCGGGCGGTTTCTGAAGAGCGCGCGGCCCAGGCGTAATCCCACGCCCTACGCTGAGATGCCCCCCCTGGAGCGCGAGAAGGACGACCTGCGGCTTTACAGACTTCGGCTGAAGGACGTTGAAGCCGAACGCAAAACCTTTACAGGTAAAAAAGCGCTAAGTTCCGAGGACAAATACCGGCGCGATCTTCTGGACTACGAGATCAAAGACTTAAAGGCCAAGATTGGACGAAGTGAGCGCAGAATTAAATCCTGGTTTTCTGGGGATGTGTGCGGCTGATTGAAGATGAAAACCATTTGGAGGACACGACTATGAACAGTCCGATTTTGGCAATTGCCCTGCTTGGGGGTGCGTACTGGTGGATGTCTCGCAAACGACGCAACCCAGCCGGATCACGCGGACCGACGAAAGCAACGCAGATCAAGCGGATCAAGCGCGAACTAGACGGGTGGCGCGACAAGCTGATTAGCCAGGAGAGCTATTCACAGACGCACTACGGACACAAGGACGCAGGGAACTCATTCATCCATAAAACCATCGCTATGTATGAGCGACAATTAGCAGAACTGGAAGGACGCTAGCAGTGGATAGCAAACTCCTCGCACTCGCAGCGGTGGGTGGCGCGTACTGGTACCTCAAGGGGCGCAAGCAACGCAATCCTAAGCCAATGAGGCGCCAGTACCCCGTTAGCAAGCGGGCGCCGACCTTGATGCAGGCCCGACTCTCTGAAGGTGCGAACCGCATCAAGGAAGACCGGGTACTGGCCGAATGGGAGCGGGCCGAACGCAATTACGGGTCATCATCACCACAGGCCCAGCGACTCCGGGACCGGTGGTACCAGCTACAAAAACTGGACTATGACAAAAACAGCGCCACCATCACCGCACATCAGGCGTATCGTAAGCGTTACGGCAAATACCCCCAGTCGATGCCCTACCCATGAGTGATCAGAGTTCGGCGCTCAGCGAACTGGCAGGGTTTCGCACAACCCCCCAACCCGTCCTACTGGCCGGCGGCGCTTTCATCGCTTACATGGCCTACGACAGCTATCGCGACTCGAAAAGCACGCGATTCACAAAGCTGGCACGGGCGGACGACCGGCGCGACGCGTACATGCTGGGAGCTGGAGCGATGTACGTCCTTGCCCTATGGGCGTACCGGGGGCAACAGGCTCGCCAGTCGTGATAGCACCGCCCTGGTTACGACGTAATGCGGCGCGAGGATTGTCGTGGCTTGCGTCCGGGTACGGCGGGTCCGGTTTGCAACCGCAAACGATCAGGGAGGCGCACAGTATGGTGCAGGGCACGGTGACGCGCGAAAAAGCAGCGCGAATGGTTGCATGGTTTGCCAGACACCGTATCGACCTTGACGCACCAGCAGCGCGAGCCGGGTCGCCTGGATACCCATCGCCGGGGGTGGTGGCTCATGCCCTCTGGGGAGGTGGGTCCCGGTCGAAGTCGGCGCAGGCTCAACGGTGGGCGTCGCAAGTATTAAAACGTTAAGGCTGTAAACAGATGCACTACCCCGGATGTACACGAGCGCACAAACACGGAGCGGCCGGTAATTTTGTGGGTAGCCGACCCCGTCGCAACCCCTCAGATGCCGACATTGAGCGACTGATCGCCCATCACCGTCGTCTATCTCGCGACGCCGAAGCAGCAGCCCAGCGACTGGTGGGAAAACCTGGCACGAGGGACCGCGTACACCGGCTCCTTCTCAAGGCGGCGGATCACAGCATCAAGGTGCAAAAACTAGCCCGGCAACTGGGATAGGACGGTTGTGACCGTACCCCCTTCGAGTTTCCCCCTGCCCGAACGCCAACGGGTGACCGGACATTGGGACCTGGCCCGAGCGGTGGATTTTCCCACGGCGCTCGGCACCCCCTGGCTTGCCGTGTTCGATGGCACAACCCGACCCTACTACAGCGCGACGGCGGGCAATGCGCTGTACCTGCTATCGACGGATGGCACCACTACCGCGTATTACGGACACGGTCAGGCGGACCCTGACACGCGGGTGATCGGTACGGTTACGGCTGGGCAAACAATCGGGAACGTCGGCATGACCGGCCTAACCTCGGGTCCGCATCTGCATTTTGCGATCACAAACGACCGCGTTGTTACGTATCAAGGTGGAGGCACAATCGACCCTGCGGATTATTTTTCCGGCGCGGTGAGCGCACCAGCCGCAGCCGAGACTGCCGCAGACGTGGCTGGAGTTTCTGCGGCCGCCCCTGATCCAATTCCGGCACCGGCCAGGACTCCGCCCAATTCCGCAGACGCGGCGCCAACAATCGCACCGGCACCGGCGACTGCATTAGAAAACGCCCTTTCGACGGTCACGCAGACTCTGCCGGTACCGGTGCGTCCCTATGCTCCCCTGATCGGTTTGGGAGTGGCGGCGTTGGTGCTGGTGGCACTGTTGGATGAGTGACATGATGCAGCGCGTCAAGCAGTCCCGCCTTACCGTGGTAACGTCCCAGTATCCACATTCTGAGACGTACCAACACAACAGGGAAACGGGGGCTACGGTGAACGCGATCACATCGACGAACCAACTGCAAGCATCCAACGTCCCCGTACACGTAATCGGGGCACCCCCCAGCGCGTTGACCGTAGCCGCTCGAGCGGCTGGAACCGGATCGCCGCCGGCATACGTCACGCGGGACAACGTGCGGGCGATGGTCGCCTCGTGCGAGACCACACGGGACCGCCTCCTGCTGCAAACGTTGTGGGAGTCGGGTGGTCGTGTTTCGGAGGTGTGCAGCCTGCGCGTCTGCGATATCGACCGCGACCAGGCTGCGCTGATCCTTACGAACCTGAAGCAGCGAGGCAAACGACGCGCCACGAAACTGGTGTACATATCGCGCGATCTAATCGGCGCCCTTGTTGCGTTTGTCCGGGATTCTCGCCTGCCCCACGAGGGGTACCTTTGGCGCAGTCGGGTTAGCGGGACACGGCCGATGAATCGCCGGGAGATTCACCGCATCGTTACCGCCGCCTCGACCAGGGCGGAGGTAATGATCGTGGGGCGCATGGGGCCACGACCGGCTACCGGGTTGGATTTTCGGCACGGTTCGGCCGTCCACCTACTACGCGCCGGACACCCGATCACTGAAGTGCAACGACATCTAGGCCACGCACGCATTGACACGACCACCATCTACCTACGCCTGACCGACCCCGAACGCCGGTCACTCGCTGATAGGATCAACTGGTAACGGCAAGGCCATCTGTGCGTCGAGCCGATGTAGCCACGAGTTTAGTGTGACGAGTGATGCAGTCGGCGAGTACGCCAAATGGGTACCGTCGACAGTGTCGGCACCAGCTCGAAGCGAAAACAGCAACCCCCGCCATGTATTAACCCGCCCCACGTGAACGTGTTTGCCCAGCCGCTTCGCTCGTTGCAGGATTGGCACGGCTTTCGGTCGCCAGGCATCGCTTCCACCAAGGAAAACCGCGTCAATTTCGTCCCATGGCACTTCGTCGGTCGTAGCACCGTCCTGCAACACAATGGCTACAGGGACTCCGGTTTCAACGATGCGCGATCTGCCGCCGGTACGCCAGAGTTGCAGGGTCGCCGGCCAATTACCCCACACGTCCGGCGCAGGTAAGAACAGGCAACCCGGAACGCTTTGGAGCCTTCGCACGAACGCCTGCCATCGGCGGCTATCACGTTCTGGCATCGCACGAGTAAAACACCCATTATCGGCCGCCCAAGCACGGTTAGGGGGGGGACTGTTCCCCCCCCACGGTGTGATCAAAAATCCGACATTCCTGTGGGCGCGTCGGTCTATCTCCTTGCTGATTGCGCCCGACAAATAGATCACAAGGTCATTCGCTTCTGGTCTCGACGCAGTCCTCCATCGTCCTCATCAGCGACTCAAACCAATCTTCTAGCTCGATTGGCTGCGCCCCCCGTATCGCCCAATAACTCCACGTGTCCCATCCCATTTGATTAGCCAGCTTAGACCGATGAAAATCGCCCAGCATCATTTGGAACGCGACACATAAACTGTCATGCGCCTCGACCGCCTCGGCTTCGCTTGCGAGCGTTTGGGGTGCCACATATCGCGGTAGGTGTTTCTTCAATGACGGCATCCACAACCGTGATGGGCTTGTTTCGTGCGTTAACTCACGGCTCCACGTGCGGCTAGCAAGGAACCAGTGCAGAGCGCACTGGGCTAACTCGTCGAAGGTACTGAACCGAATACGTCCATCCTGGATTGTGTTTAGCGGCGTAGTGAACCCTTCCATTTCTTCACCGACCCTTACCAGCACTGGCAACTGCGGTGGGTTTTCTGTTGCCAGTGTTGCCAATGTCATAGGGAAGCATCGTCACGTCATACGACCAGCGGGTGCCATTCCACTGCGACTGCGATATGGGCGTTTGTTTGCTTCGGCGCAACCATTGCAACGCCGACCCGACCGCATCCTCGATGTCAGGATGGCCCGTGCTTAGGCCGGAATCAATGACCCACGCATACAACCCGTCCGCCTTGTAAAAGGACACCAGACGATTCCCGACCTTTAGGGTGTGAACTTTTGTCCAAGCCACTGGATTCACGAGACTCTCCTCCCATGGTGTGAGTTTTCAGATTGCCGGCGGGTCTGTCTGATCCTCCTCTGCGAGGTGAACACTCGCGTCGGGATATTCCTTCTCGTACCAATCGTCCCAGGACGCTTCGACGAACTCGAAAAAATTACGCAACTGGGCGCCTGTTTTCCCCTCCAGATACCACGCTCCCCAATAGGCCCACTCAGAATTATTGTCCTTGAGACATTCGCGCACGAAATACCGGACCATGTCCACCATTTCCTGCCACTTGGCCGATCTGCGCCATACCAGGGCAGGCCAAATGGGGCGAGACCCTGCCGGTTCCCGCCACTCAGGCCGTTCGGGAAGCCCTGCTACCTCCTTCCAGATGACGCCACCCACAACCTCTACACATTCCTGTGAGTTGCCATCAATGTCGGTATAAATGTCTCCGCGCTCACAGGCCGGCGGTAGACCGGTCGCCGCTTTGCCTTTAGGTGCGAGATGCCACAGGGTTTCAGTGGCGAATACGTCACGGTCCCACCGTTTGCTTTCAATGAACCAATCAAGCGCAAACTCCTGCAATTCACGCAAGTCTCGAATACGACTCCGCTGATCCTTGCCAGTCTCTAGCGTTAGCTCTGGTACTACCATGACACCCTCCCCTTAGTGAGTTCGAAATAATCCGTGTCAATCTCGATCGTAATCGACGATCGTTGTTCCTGACTGGCGACGATAGCCGTCGTGCCAACACCGCCAAACGGGTCGAGCACGACGCCGCCAGGCGGACATGACATACGAACAATCGGACGGATAAGCTCCATCGGAAACGTAGCGTAGTGCGACCCATAGCCCTTTCGTACCGGAACCGTCCAAACGCTTCGCTTGTTTCGCACACCGTTGGTCAGGTACCCATCGACCAGACCGGAGTGCACCGGACCCTTCACCAGCACTGACTCGGCGCTGCGATTGCGGTTATAGCCTGTTACCTGCGTGCCGTGTTTTGTTACCGCTGGCTCCTGGGCTTCCGAGTAATCCCAAAAATAGATCCCAGATTGCGAGAAGTGGAAAATATATTCATGCGCTCGCGTGCACCGATCCCGCACTGATTCCGGCATTGGATTGGGTTTTGACCAGATGATGTCCTCACGTAGAACCCACCCCGCATCAATCATTGCCAACGCAAAACGCCACGGCATACCCATCAGTGATTTTTTTGGGATGTTTGCCTTGCGTGGAACGCGCCCCGGCGATTGTGGTCCAGAACGCGATGCCCTGGGACCCACGGCCGATCCTTGGAACGACGGTTCTGAATTGTACGTATCCCCAAGATTGACCCAAACGCTGCCCGTTTTTTTGAGCACGCGCCGTATTTCTCCCATGACTTCGACTAGGTGAAACACGTAGTGCGTGGGCTGGGATTCCTGCCCAAGCTGGATGTTGCACCCATCGGCCCAGATTGGCACGGGTCCGGGGTAATGTCGCTGTCCCCAATATGGGGGTGAGGTAATCACTAGGTCCACCGATTGCGCCGGCAACTGTTGCAGCTCGGTTACCGCATGGCCGAGTAAGTGCGTTCGAGTGACTTCGACATTGACGGCGTCGCTATTGGTGTTCATCGGCAGTCCTCTTCCATCACGTGCCCCAGCGTCAACCGAGCACCTAAACCGGCCCCGACTGGACCGCGGTGCGGGAATGTTTCGGTTTGCAATTCCGCGTCGAGCTGGGCGGTGGTCGGGTTTTTTACCCCTTGAGTGATCAGCCTCCCACGTGCCGTACCCCTGTCCCATAGCCCCTTGGCAATCGCGTCGCGCAAGCTGGAGGGCGCATCGGTAACTGATTTGATTGTCGCCAGCAATTTAGACGCATCCACCCAGTTGGTGTCACCCTCGTCATCGTCTGGCCTGTAATCCGCGCAATAATCGAGAAACTCGGCCGGCGTCGGCAACCATCGCGATTTGGTGATTACCGTCTCGGCGATTTTCATCATTACTTCAACTGTCAACCACGGCCGTAGTTCGATGACTCTCCAATAAGCGCGCAGTAGAGCCGCTTGATCCTCCGGTACCCCTGCCCGAGGTGGAAAGATCGCCAGCCAGTAGCTCAGTAAATCGGCTACGTCCTGGTGTTCTGGTCTGGTCCCCATTGTTCTGCCTCCCGGCTAGGGCGCTCCCGATTGCCCGCATGTTCGACGCCGCGCTAGTACGCTCACCGGAGGGACGGGTCGCACTCCGAGACTCCGGTATTCCGCCCACATACCACTCCAGGACCCCAGCTAGATTTTTCCGACTGTACCCCCGCAGTTTCCACGCTTCTGCGACCCGCCGTAATTCGGCCAGATCGTTGATCGTTGGGTCTGGAAGCGCGTTTGCAATGGCACGGCGGGCGTCGGCGTCCGGGTTGCCGATTGCCAGCACCTCGCGGAGTACACGCACAGCAGCAGCCCCGGTTTCGTCCAGCGCCCCGATGGTCTCGGGCACCTTGGGGGCCGTTATCGTCTCCGTGGCTGGTGTGGCCGTTGGCGCGGTACGTTGTCGCCACTCGCGCGAACGGGCGGCCTTCGCGTTCATGCGTGTCACGCCCAACCCTGAATGGTCCGCCCAATCGTGTACGGCTAATTGTCCGTCGACATCGTCCAACCAACCGAAAGCGATTAGTGCCCGCACCAACGCGCCCGGGTCTCCTCCCCAACGCATCCGCCGCTCCAACGTTTCAGCGGTGAAGCGCGACAGGTCGCCCTGCTCCTGGGACTCGTTCGTGGCATTTGCCGCGAACCACCACAACAGATGAAGGTGTCCGATCACTTGCACGTATGGCACGGCAAGCGCCGCGGCCACCTCCTCGACCTTCCAACTATCGCTAAGCTCCGTCGACGACTGCACGTACCGCACCCGATTAGCGGGGGGCATCTTCGGCATCCTTGGGCGCCAGGCTCACACGCAGAGCCTCCTCTAACGCCCGTACCGTGCCGAATTGCGGACTTTCGGCGCCGTTTTCAATCCTGAGAATCGTCCTCCAAGATATCCCGCTGATGGCCTGTAACCCGGATTGTGAGAGTCGGGCCTTCATCCTTGCCCGCTTCAGTGCCTGGCCGTCAACCGTGCGGTACCGCTCAGCGCCCATCAAACCCTCCCCACTGGCACGCCATTGCATCCGCCAGACCCTGGAACGTGCGTGAGCGGACGACCTTTCGGGTCTTGTGTGGCGCATCACTGATCCACAGCGGATGATGTGAACCATTCGGCATCAGCCGCAGAGCGCCACGACCGACGATCTTGGTCGGCAGGAGCGGGGGCAACCCACGCACCCACAAGCAGGTGGTTTTGGTCGCCTCATCGCCAAATTGCCACGGCTGAACGATCTGATCCGGCCTACGCCACACCGTTGACATGATTCCCACGGGATTCTCGATTGCGACGCGCGGTACTTCGGCGTGCGCCAAGAACAGGAACAAATCTATTCCCTGTTGCTGTCGACCGTCAGCGATTTTCTCCGGGAACCACCGCGCCCCCGATACGGCTAGGTGATCACACGGCGGGAAGCCTATGAGCATGTCCCACGGGGCGCCCTCACCGATGATCTCGCGAACGTCCCCCTGCTTGTGCCACTCGGGGCGGCCTCCACTGGCCGGCAACAGATCGCACGAATACGCCTCATGTCCCACCGCCCTGAACGCCTTCGTAACTACCTGGGACTCTTCACACGCTACAAGAACACGCACTACCGGCCCCCAATCAGATGATCACGCCAAACCCTGGCGGAGACGAGGCACGCACCCGAGACGTGCCGCTGGTTGCCGTCCACGCGGACCTCGTACCAATCCAGCCGCCCGAGGTGCCAGATTTCCACGGTGTGCCCGGAGACTGTGGTGCTTTCGACGACGCGATCCTCGGGGAAACACGGTAGCGCCATGCGCCTCCCGGTCAACCCCCACCGCGCATCAGGAAGTGACGCCTGTACGATGCTGGTAGCCTGCTTTGCCATGTTCGGACCCCTTTGCCCCCGGTTGTGTAGTTTTGGCCGGGTCTCCCCGGCCCGAAGTGTTTAGCCTCTCGCGCGGGTATACGCGTTAATACGGTCGACTCGCGCCTGCCGGTATTCACTCTGCAACCCTTCAGCAGCGACGAGCCTCGCCAGCTCGGTGTAGGCCTTGATCGCATCGCGGTACGCCCTAAACCCTTCGAGGGTCGCTAGCGGATGCGCCGATGCGGTCCATGCTGCATTGGCCGCATCCATCGCCCACTCCGCGTCCAAGCACTTGGTAACGGTTGCGTTGTCTCTGCCGTCGTCCATGTCTGAACCTCCGCCGACATGGTGCCATCACTGACAGTCCGGTGTCAACTGGCACCGCGCGAACGTTGCAAACACAAAAAGAACCACCCGCACAAGTAACAACCTGTACGGGTGGTCTAGGGGGTGTGGTACGCCGGTCGGGTCCACGTCCGACGCATTGCTATAACGGTCTAGGTTCTGGTTCGGGTATCGGCGTTGGCGTCAGGCCGATCATCTCCATCGCCGGATGGGTTACCCACGCGTCGAACCACGCTTCGAACGGGGCTACCACGTCCCCCCAACCTAGAGCGTTGGCGACGGCGTCGATTGTGCCAACGGCACCGGCGAGCCGAATAAGGACCACAGCAATGCGGATGCCAGCCAAGCCCACCGCCGCCCACCCGAGTACGGTACGGGCGTGCCCTATCGCACGCTTCACGGTCTGGGGGGCTTTGGCGGGCCGGTACCGTTTTGGCGCGTCTGAAAATACGTGCCGGCGGCCGCCCCGGCGATTGCAACCAACGACGTTTGAGCCGCTGGGTTGCCGCTGATCGCAAGGGTGCCAATCAACCCGACCGCGAGCAGAGATATCAACGCGGCGACGATTTCGCCCAGGGTCGGGTCATCGTGCAACTGAAACACGTCAGGCCTTCGGGTCGTCGGCGTGATCGTCCACCCGAGCCTCCAGCTCGGCGACCCGCGCCTTCAGGGCGCCAATTTCGGTAATCCATGCGGCGAGTGACTCGGCGTTGCTACCCCACACCGCGCAGGCCGCAATGAGCGCCGGCACCTCCCCGGCAGGGTAGTCGGACGCTATCAGCGCATCCTGGATAGCCTGTAGTTCTGGTGTCACGTCCATCGTCTCCGTTGCAATGGGCGAACCACTCTCGGCCCATGCGGTGTAATCATCGCAAACTCTAACCGGGTCTAGGGTGGCCGCAAGGATCGCCTCACGCGGCACTCCGGGCGCCCCGTACCACGACCAGGATTGTGGCCGCGTCCGCGTCACAACGGCGTGCAAGTGTGGCAGTGTGGTGCCCGTGTGGCCGCAGCGACCGATCACATCGCCACGCTCGGCGATTGTCCCCTCATCCTCGTGGGCGAATCCTTGAGCGTGCGCGTAATGGATGTGTGCGCCAACCCACGGCCCGTCCAACAGTTCCCACCACTGATGTATTCCAAAACCGCGGGTACCTGTCCCGTGATATCTCAAGGCCTGGCGACCTATCGCTAGCAGTCCCAGTCCCTCATCGGCCCAACCAGACGGACCGGAATTGAAGTCACAGCCTTCGTGGTACCCCTGCTGGAAGCTGGAGTATTCCCCGTAGGAATAGCCACCGTTTAGTGGATCGTGTGCGTTGACGCCCTCCAATAGATACATCCTAAGCCCCTTCCAATTGATAGACGACCGCAAGAACAAACGCGATTATCGCAATGAGTGCCAGCCACAGGACCAGAGGAGCAACGCCCCGACGCGGCGACCGGTCGCTTACCGGCCCGGTGCCGCTTGTCCCTTGCGGGGAAGACTCGCGTACGTCACTGTCGGGGTTGTGCCCGTCTCGCGTCGGGCCGCGACCCGTTCCACGTCGCCCGGTTGTAGTCGGGGCAATACGTGCGCGGACGGGTTGCGTGCCGGACGTTGCAGCGCCTCCACTACCTCCGGGGCGCGTAGGGCGGCGTCTAGGCTTAGCCTCGCCAATTTGCTGGGTTGCGATGATCCTGCCTCCCATTTTCGTACTGTATCGCCACTCACGCCAACCATACGACCAAACGAGGCCTGCGTTAATCGCAAGCGCGTCCTCGTCCTGCGGAGGTTTGTGGGGCTATAAGTCACGAAACAATCTATAGCACCTCCATGGTGTGGTGCAACGGTTGCAACCGTCCCCCGTAGGGGTATTTATCATTCTTTCTCTATCTATATCTCTTACGGCGCACGGTGATATCACGCAAACGCACGCACGCATCACCGTGATATCACCGTGATATCACGGTGGCGTCACGGTGATATCACGCAATGAATTAGACGGACGATCTATTAGCGTTGCAGAACCATGCTGCTACACTGCAAACACGCACCAATCACTGACCAACAGCCGCCGGCCAAATACGGGCGTGCGCGTAGGGGGGTAAACCGTGGGAGTTCTAGACTGGCTGTTTGGGTCTTCACCAGCACCGGCAACCGATACCGTCGGCACTAAACGGGGCAGGCGTGGTCTGACGGTGGCGGAGCGTCGGCAGTCTCGACAGAGACAGCTATCGGATTTGCAGGAGAGGATCGCGCTGGAAGAAGCGCGGGCCAAGGTGAGAGCGATCAAGGCGCGAGGACGTGGCAAACAGGCCCGTACCGCGTCTCCAATCGCATCGGTGCGGGAAACAATCGAAGAGGCGTTCGACCTGGCCGACAGCCTGCGAGGGGGTGGTCGGCGTGATTACGAGCCGCCGGCACCGGCCCCGGATGCGCCCGGATGGGAACGGCTGCTAAACAGTCCGGCAGGGTTGAGACTTGCCGAAGCGGTTGCCCCTGCCCTCGCGCCGATGCTGGCCGGGATCATGACGACGGCCGCCGGCACCGGCACAACGTACCCAGCGGCCGTAAACGAACCGGCCTCAGTACCGCGACACCTGACCGGTCCCGAACCCGTGCCAACAGAGGCGGAGGAACAAACAGCGGTGAACCTGATCGCGTCCGTCGTGCAATTTGCCCACTTGCCACCCGAGCAAGCCGCCAGTGCGCTTGTTCAGGCCGCACGCACCGAGGCGGTGAATGGTCGGCCCGAGCTGCTTGCAATTGCGACCAATGCGGCCAGGACCCCGAGCGTCTTGGTGCGGGCGGTTGCC